AGGAGACTCCCGATGCCTGATTCCGAGGAACGTACCGCCCCAATCGCCGAAGAAGTGGAACTCGACATCTTGCCGGTGAACCAGATCGTCAAGCGTCAACCCGTTCAGGACTTGATGCTCACCGCCGCCTTCGATGTCGATACCGCGCAACGCAGACTCAAAGAACTTCAAGCGTTTGTGCAGATGTACATGCACGAAGGAGAAGACTTTGGCACTATTCCCGGAACACCTAAACCCACTCTCTACAAACCAGGTGCCGACAAACTCTGCGACATCTATGCGCTTGCTGATCGTTACCGCGTCACAAGTCGCACCGAAGACTGGGACCGGAACCTCTTCGATTACGAAGTTGAATGCTCGCTTATATCTAAACGTAGCGGGCAACTGGTGGCCACTGGCTTAGGCTCGTGCAATTCCTTCGAAGGCAAATACCGCTGGCGCGAGCAGCAACGCAAATGCCCGACGTGCGGCAAAGAAGCAATCATCAAAGGCAAAGCCGAGTATGGCGGTGGATTCCTCTGCTGGAAGAAAAAAGACGGCTGTGGCGCGAAGTTCGAAGAGGACGACGATGCCATTACCGGACAACCTGCCGGGAAGGTTCAGAACGAAGACATACCGACGCTCAAAAACACCATTCTCAAAATGGCGAAGAAACGTGCCAAGGTCGATGCCGTTCTGTCCGCTACTAGGTCCTCTGGCCTTTTCACCCAGGACATCGAAGATTGGTCCAGTTCCCCGGATGAAAGCGAAGGCTCGAAACAGGAAGCCAAGCTTGTTGCCGATAAGAAACTCCGGGAAGCCGCCAAGGGACAGGAAGGCGTTAAACTCGTCAAGTGGAAAGAAGGACTTATCGCTATACAGGGCAACGGGTTAGCGATTGTTCGAGCGAACATGACCAAAGGCGAACAAGCCCGATTCCAGTTTAAGCACGACGATCCCGGCAAATGCTGGACGCTGCCGATTGCCGACGCTTTCCCATTCTCCGACCTGTGCAAAAAGTACAAGGTCGAGGCTGAATTTCGCTGAATAAACACTTCGACGCACCTCTCAGCGCCGCCGCAAAAAGCGAGAGAACCGGGGGAGAATTGATGGAATACGGAAAAATTGAAACTCTGTACGAGCGTGACGAGCGGACATTCAAGGTCAAAGTTGGCGAACTCAAAAACCGTACGTATTCACTCTTGAAAACGTGGCACTGGACCGAAAAGGTCGATGGCACGAATATCCGCTGCATTTGGCGCGAAGGGAAGTTGACTTTTGGCGGAAAAACGGACGCTGCGCAAATTCAGGCTGATCTTGTCCGATGGCTTTATGAAAACGTCTCCGTCGATAAACTCCGCGCAGCGTTTCCCGAAAAGGATGGCGTTCAGGCGGATGTTGTGATCTATGGCGAGGGTTTTGGCGCCGGGATTCAAAAGGGCGGTGGCGACTATTCTCCGATCAAAAAACTGGTCATGTTCGACGTCTTGATCGATGGCAAGTGGTGGCTGAATTACGAAAACGTGTGCGATGTGGCGTCCAAACTAAATCTCGAAGTTGTCCCGTCCTTCGGGGAGATGACGCTGGAGGACGCTACGGAATTTGTTCGTAAGGGTTTCAAATCGAAATGCGCCGTCAAGGTGAACAAAGACGCCGAGGGACTCGTCGGGCGGCCTTTGGAAACTCTCTTCGACAAAAAAGGCCATCGACTCATCACGAAACTCAAGACTAAGGATTTTTAGATTTACGGCTCACGAATCACGAATCACGAGTCACCCTTCACCAACGCCCGTCCATCGCACGAATACGATGAGCAAATCGCCTGTCGCGGTATTAAGCGTCGAGGAAGTAGCCAGGGCTGGAAGCGCTCGCTTGATTTGAGTTGGCGGCATTCGTAGCGGTGCCGAATTTCGATCCGCCGCCCCCGCCTCCGAGACCGGGCTGGATCGGGAATCGGCACCACCGGATGAAAGGAGAAAAATGAAAGTCGGCGATTGGATTATCTTCGAGTACGGGATGACCGATGAGTGGCAGCCGGTTCGAATTGCGCCGCGTTCAATTGCCACCAGATGTCCGGAGTGGGTCGATGATGATTTCCCCTGGCCGGAAATGAAAATTGTCCGAGTTAGACCGCTTTCGGATGCTGCGCCGTGCGGGGCCATCCATCTTGAGATTCACCCGGCAGATGATTTTGAACCGCTCGGATGTGCGATTTGCGAGCACAAGGTATTGGCCGACTAGCCGACTCGGGGAAAAGTCCGATATATAAAAACCGATGAACTCCGAGACAAATACTTTTTGCCGAAGCGCCGACTCGGGGGAAAATCTCTTCGAGGGGGAGGGGAGTCGCGCATGTTCGGCTACCTACTCGACTCGATTCTCGATACGATTCCCGAAGAAAAGGGAATTATATAGATAACTCCCGCAAGTAAACAAAGGACTTTAAGCGCCGTGTTTGCGTTAAATATCTTTGGGCAAAACGCAAATAGTAGTTGACTACCTTACGGGAGTCATGTATATTGTGAGCATGGAGGCAATATACATGCGAGGAATGAAAATCGGAAACGAATACGCACAGCAACTCCGGTCGCGCTACGCCAAGACGCCTAAAGCAGTGCTTGCGGCTGTAGTTGTGAGCCTGTTGGTTAAGCAATCAGGTAAAGAGGACTTCGATGGTGTGCTGGACGCCTTTGTTCAAGAGTGGGCAATTCTGCATCAGAATGGGATAGTTTCCCAAAAGCCTTTGATCTTAAACAAGAATCAGGAACCCAATGCCTAAGCGAGTCTTTGGTGTTTGCCCTGATTGCCAACGATACATCTCAAAGCGGAAAGGTAAGTTACGAGTTCACTTCCCCACAGACGGGCGTCAAAATAAAAGCACCTTCACTAATCCTATCCCAAGGTCTGCCGACGAGAATTTATGTCCGGGTAGCGGGAAGAAAGTAGTGAGCCAATGAGCCGCTCAACGATCAGCACGTTCAAACTCTTTGAACTGTTCCCCGATGAGCCTTCCGCCCGCAAGTACCTAGAAGGCCGTCTCTGGCCGAATGGCGTTACCTGTCCCGAATGCAAGTCTAAAGAGCGCATCACGACGCGGAAAGATGGCTTCTACCGTTGCAACGCTTGCAAACTGGACTTCACGGTCAGGACTAAGACAATCTTTGAGCGTTCACATGTCCCGCTGCATAAGTGGCTATACGCCATGTACTTGCTTGTGACCGCTCGCAAGGGGATTTCCAGCCTACAACTCGGCAAGGAAATCGGTATCACCCAGAAATCGGCATGGTTCGTACTCCATCGGCTCCGTGAGGCTTGCGGGACCAAACTGGAGTTGCTTCAACGGAACGTCTGGATAGTTTCGTCGATGCCGTAGCGGGCAAGCGTTTGACATTCGAGAGGCTAACACAGTGAAAATCCTAGACCAAATCACCGATGTTGTGCTCGCCTATCGCCCGAAAGAAAAGACGAAGGCTGCAAAGCGTAGAATCCGTAGGAATAAGCGGGCGACGAAGCCGAAGGACGGACAGAAATCAAGGGAGTGAACTATATAATTCCCGAAGAAAAGCCTTGACTCCGAGGACAAAGTGAATAGAATGCGCCAAGCAATCTTGAGTATGGGCCGGGGACTTAGTTTCCCGATCCAGAGGACCGTGGACCGGGCGGTGCCTAGAACATCCCCGGTCCCGCCCTTTCTAGGAGGGCCTACGAATTTTTACCGACGATTCCCCGGCGATTATCTCCGAGACACACAGCACCTAACTCTCGCCCAACATGGAATTTTCAATCTGCTTTTAGACACCCTGTACGCCACCGAAAAACCTATTCAGTCCAGGGAGGACGCTTACCGAATCACGCGCTCATTCGAAACCCAGTCGGTTTCTGACTGCAACAAAATCATTGATGAATTTTTCACCGAAACTAGGCATGGAATCACGAATAAAAGGGTCGAGGAAGAGATTGAACGGGCGAATATTAGAGCTAAAGTATCTAGGGAGAATGGTTTACAAGGTGGAAGACCTAAAACCAACTGGGTTTCTCTTGGGTTAGCTAAACCGAACCTAGAAAAAAGCTCTCCAGACTCCAGACTCCAGACGCCAGATAATGCAAATTCACAGTCAAAACCTATTGCCCAAAAACCGGGCGAGAGCGAACTTTTCGGGTTTAAAGTGTTTTGGGATGCGTACCCAAAGCGAGTAGGCAAACCCGCTGCTAGGAGAGCGTGGCTCTCGAAAGTCAAGGACGATTCCCGCTACCCGGAAGTGATTGCAGGTTTGGAGCAGTGGAAAGCATCCGAGCAGTGGCGAGAGATTCAGTTTGTCCCATACCCCGCTACGTTTCTCAATCAACAGCGATGGCAAGATCAAGTTCCCTCTGGAGGAATAAATGGCAAATCTAAGTCCGAGGAACGATCCGAACGCGTCCGAGCCGCAGCCGAAGCAGTTTTCGGAACTACTGGCCCAATGGGGAGAGCTTTACGCGGCGAATTACGGCAAGGAGCCGACCGTGGAAACATTCCTGACCTACAAGATAGGCCTCTCCGACTTGGAACCAAAATTCCTTCATAAAGCCTTCGAGGAATCCATGCGGACTTCGATCTTTCCTCCGAATGTCGCGCAACTCCGTGAATCGTATGCCATTATCTACGACCGCGAGACGAAACACTACTTCGAAGGGCCGGAACCTATCGAGGAACCGTCGAAAAGTGATAAACAAATCCTTGCCGATTTGATGAAGGATTTTTGGAGTGAACATGATAAAAAACCGTCCGAAGCGATGCCGGGTATGCGCTGGTCCCCGAATCATGGGTGGCTTGCCCGCCAAAAGTCCTTGGATTTGGAAGAAATCGAAAATAGAGTCAAATGATGATTTATGCGAGTTAATCAGACGCGAAGAACGCTCTGGCCCCGTGGCCGCAGCCGTCGAGTACTCGTTAAACCGGGTCGGAGGAATAAACACTCGAAGGCTCCTGAAGGCGTGGCGAGTTTTCAGCCGGTCGAGCGGAGGTGCCTCTGCGGGGCGCTCCTAATCGCGGCGTTTGTGCCTTTTACCTGTCCTCGATGCAAATTGCTCTGGCGAGAGGTGCCGAATGCCAAAACTTGAACGGCTGTGTGAGTGTGGGCACCCTCGAACGAAACATCACAAAGATCGGGACTGTCTCGTTTTGGTGGACCAAAAGCGACCTAAGTACTGCAAATGCTATCTGTTTCGAGAGGTAAAATCGGCATGAGGACACTTTCTCCCGCTCAACGTCAAGATTTGTGGCCGCTCGACCGTGGCGTCTCCACATTGCGTCGGGCAAGGCAATATGTCTGGAAAGAGCTAAAGTCGCTTAAATCGGAGGACCCTCTACCAAGAACCGCCCATTTAAGGCCTATAGAGCGTCTCCAAGGATCGAACTCGCTCAATCCACTCCATGAAGAGACTCAAAGTGACATCCCTTTTGGCATAGTTGCAGAAGGTACAAGCAAGAGCGAGGTTGTCAAAGTCGTCGCTCCCGCCATGGGAACGCGGAACGATGTGGTCAACGGAGGCGGTATCAATCGTCACAGCAGAGCCGCAATACCAGCATCTCCAGCCAAATCGTCCAGACAACCTAAAAATCAATCGACGGTAGCTAAGTTGCAGAGCGCGGTTCCTGTTGTTCCGCTTTTTGAAAGACATAACGCGATGATAGCAGAGGAAGCGGCACTTCTAGAGGCGTTCCACCTACTTCACCGACTCCAAGGAGAGCGTTCGAGGGATGTCGTCCAGATTCGGTACTTCGAGGGCCAGGAGTCTATCGGCAGGCTGGCACAGGTGAGAAATGGCCGAAAATGACGATTGGCGGCAGGTCCATCAAGAGCTTCCGCGCATTATCTATGATCGGTTAATGGTTCAAATGAAGCGACTTGCGCTTGTTAACGGGATCAATCCGGAGGGTTTCGTAGCGGATTCGAAGTTTGCCCAAGCGGTCGGCCCGAGGGTCGAGACGTGGGAATGCCTGCTGTTGCTACTCGAACGAACGGAAAGCGATGACGTATTACGAGTGTGACCCGAAAGCGCCACAATTGCGACTTGGAGCGGACTGCCAATGCCCGATTTGCGGACAAGCGATCTTACTGGACCCATGACGAGCATGAATTTCTATTCGGGGACGATATGCGTAGTCGGCGGCAAGAGGTTTACGACCGGGATCAAGGCCGATGCCGGAAATGCGATGACCCTGTAGGATGGAATGAGGCTCATATGCACCACATCCAGGGAGGGTTGGTTGGCCGGTGCTCCTGTATGCATAACCTCGAAATTCTATGCCGGAAGTGCCATCTACTCGGGGAGCACGTTCAGGTCAGGCTTCGATGAGGGAATTCAAGGTCAAGCCCGCAGGCATCAGCTTCTCGGTTCCGGCTGTGCCGCCATCGGGGAACGCATACGTTCGTCACACACGCACGGGCCGACACTATGTGACCGAGGAAGCCGAACAGTTCAAGCGCCTGGTTCTGGCGATTGCAAACTCAAAGAAACTGGTCATCCGATGGAAGCGTTATGGCGTCGAAGTTTCGATCTTCCTCGGAAAGAAACAGAAGGGCGACCTCGACAACTTCGCAAAAGTCACCCTGGATTCTCTGGTTTATGCGGCCATCATCGACTCGGACGCGAAGATCACGAACTTGCGCATGTTGAAGGCTCGGGACATTGCCAATCCGAGGACGGTGATTTCGGTATGGGCCGAATAGGGCCGGGAAAGGGACAGATCGACATGAACCAACCGTTAGGTGTTTCTCTGGGATGGATTCGCTGTGTCGATATATTGCCTCCTGATGGCGTTCCGGTGCCGACGAAAATCGACGACGCCAAAGGCTGCCGCAACGAACAGGACCTCAAGCGGCAGGGCAATCTATGGTTCGTCCCGGATGGCTCGATATATGTCTATTACACGCCGACGCATTGGAGGCCGCTGTGACGCCCGACCCGCTTGAGCCGTTGAGGGAGATGATCGAGAAGTGGACACCGGAACAGTTGGCTGAAAAGTTCCATGAGACCTATGAGCGATTGGCTCCGAGCTTCGGCTATTCAACTCGAAAAGCCAGCCGCGTTCCGTGGCGTGAGGTTCCGACTGACAATCGAAACTTGATGATTGCTGTCTGCGGAGAAATGCTCAAGCCACTCGCCGCCGCACTCCCGGCGCTCGAAGAGGCGATGGCCGCTCAGGATGCGTGTATCGAGGCGATGCAAGAGCCGATGGCTTGCGGCCACTTCGCGGTCAATCTACAGCCGTTCGACTCGGGCCATGAGATATGCATCGTCTGCGCCGAGCGCGATGCGGCTCGCGGGGAAAAGTGCTGATATAGACCGTTAGGCAATCTTCGTACGGGCACGTTTGCCTTGCAGTTAGCACAGCCGATGGCAGCCGCTTCCCGCACTTTTACGATGAAGGAGTTTCGACGGCTTGCGTATCGAGTCGCATTCTCGCCCTCGACCCATCTGCGGTGAAGGCGGCTGAGGAGCAGCGATGAGTGTATCGAGACAACAATTGTTGACAGACCTGAAAAAGCTCTCAGACAAAGGTGAATTGTTGAACTGTGCGATCACGAAGGCCATCGACGAAAATCCCTGCGATTACCAAGAAGTATTTCGCATCCTCCGAGAGCAATTAAAATTTATGCGTCGGGCCGAGCGGACTGAGTTTGGATCGCCAAAACGCCGCAAGTCTCGGGCGGCTGAGGAGCACAAACGATGACCGACAAAATAATCGACACTGAGCGATGCGAGGGCCTCTACGTTTCGTTCACGCTGCCGAACGATGGGCAGCACACTCCGGTATTAATCGAGCGTGTCAACGGCGATTGCACTGTCACGAAGTTCATCATTGCGAGAGACGAAGCCAGAAAACTGATCGTCCAACTCAGGGAACTGTTACTGGAGGGACCATGAAAGATACACTCAGAAGTGCATTACATGACTTATCCAAATTACAAGTCCGATTTGCCAAGTTTGCTGAACGCGAAGCGGACCCGACGAATCGCGGTATCCTGAATAGCTTGTTCAACGAGTCGGCTATTGGAACCGCCAACGCTGGCATCAACAGTTTTCGGGCTGAGGAGCACAAACGATGACCTTTAAGGAGTGGATCGTCACGGTTAAGCCAACCGGGAATTGGCGCACGGATATGCAACTCGGATATGAAGCCGCGACCGCCGAAGCCGAGAAGCGGGAGGCCGAGGCGCGACGGAAAACTGCAAAAGACTTTTATAAATTGGCGATCCGAATAAAAAAGCAAGGCCCGTGGCATATTGGGGGATTTCTTGGCGAAGTCTGGGAAGCATGGGAGCGGTCCGAATTACGACGTAGCAAGATAGGGCAAGCGGAAGGGAAGTGTGGCAAATCTGCCGGAATTCTGATTGCGGGCGCTTCATCTTATGCTTGCGTACTGCCGAAGGACCACCAGCCGAGCACGCATCCCGACGCGATTGACGGCCACCTACGCGGCGGGCGCTGCTTCAAGCACGGCGAGTATATAGGGAAACAGTGTCCTCAGTGGCCCGGGTGCATTGATCCTATGCATACAGGGCAAGCGGAAGGGAATGAGAAATAGCCGTAGAGGAAGATTTCCGCAAATGGAAGGCTCGGCACCGCCTGCCGAACGATAAAGGAGTCCGATGGCGCTTCCCATCACATCCGAGAAAGCCGCCGCCGACCTCCGGGTCGAGGCCGACAAGCTGATGGAATCGGCCCGGAGGCTGATCGTCACCGGAGAACTCGATACGGCGGTCCTGTGTTCGGTGGCTGGCCGGGTTGCCGAGTGCGCCGGGGCCTTGAGGTATATTGCCGACGCCATCGAACTTCCGAGGTAGAATGTCGATAAAGGGTACAAATTTTGACCGAATCCCAATATCGAGCCATCAAAGCCGCAATCCTTCTCGGCCTAAGTATTGGCATTGCGGTGTTTCTGACCGAGACGATTCGGATCGAAATGGACCTACGCTCGAAACTTTATTCCTTGGAACATCCCGTATTACAACTGGCCGGGAACTGGAACGCCGTTGCCGTTACTTCGAGCCAAGTGCTTTCAAAGGAGCGCAATGCCTTCGACTCCCAACAGCAGTATTATTCCCGCCTAACCGCCAGTACCGATCTGATCTTGGAGGATGTTCATGCCACGATTCTACCAAAGATCGTCCTATCACTGGACCACGCGAATGATGCCGTGGATGAAATTAGTGGCAATTTTAGCTCTTTGGCTCATAGCGGCAGTGTGTCTTTGGGAAGGATGGACCCACTTCTCGATGCCCTGACCGAGAGGGTGAATGATCCCCGTTACGATTCGATCTTGACGAACGCCGATCAGTCGATGTCCAGTCTGAACCGGATGATGGCCGATGGAGCAGCCGTTACCGCGAACGCGAAGGTGGTTTCCGACCATTACACGAAGATCATTCTGGCCCCTGCCTCGAAGATGAAAGCAGGGGTCCTATTTGCGGCAAGCGTGGCAGGCCGATTTCTAAGAATACTTTAGGCTGCCACTACTGATGTCTCGGGAGGCGCGGCTTGGACATTTAGGATTGCCACGACCGCATTCACGATATTCGTAATTTGCGCTTGGTTGTAGTTTAACCCTTCCGCCGACAAGAGTTGGGTTACGGTCGGACTCACCAAGCTAATGACTTGGGCAAGTTTCTGAGGGCCGGTTCCAGTGGGATTCCCGGCAGCCGCGAATTTCTGCTCAACGGTTGCCACGGCCTGTTGAATAAGATCGACCGAATTGACGACTCCAGCAATTCCCGCCGCCTGCGCCGGAAAGATGAGGGACGCGAGTGCTGACGCAGCCGGTAAATACTTGACCACATCCTGCCATACGACTTTGATGTCATGCCCGATTTTGTCCATCAGTGAAACGAACGTCATAAATCTCCTTTTTTAACCCGTGATTGTGATGTTGACCGCTTCGCCCGCCGAGATTGCATTGTCAAATTCCAGATTGAACTCGTCGAAGGCTTCCTGACTTTTCCCGATCTCTGTCTCCGAAATTCGCAACCGTCCAATGCCCATGCAGCCCAAAATATCCTTGGGTAGATTAGCAACGTGTATTTCGATCTCCGTGCGTCCCGGAACCTCGGTGATATGGGGCATCATACGGTCGAAGTGTCCCGACCAAAGCCGCATTACAGGGTACGTCCCGGCAGGGATGCAGGTCTTGTTGGGCACGTTCGGCTGGCCTTCGAAGGTTTCCGGCAGTTCGAGCGAGAAGTAGCGTTGCTGACCGTCAATTGAAAATGTGCCGGTGATCCCGGCATCCGTCTTCCACATCCGAACGACGGCGATTTCCATTTCAGTAGGCTCCGACCAAGTGCAAGATGATTGCCGCCCCAATGCCAATGACGATTAGAGTCACAACGAGAGTTCGAACCTTCCGTTCCTTGACCTTGGCCTCGAATTCCCTCTTCGAAGAGAACTGCTTGGCCGGTTCCGGATTCCAATCCTCGAAATCGTGGCTCATGGCTTTATGGGTGCTGGCAGTGGGTTCGCAACTTCGGGAACCGAAACCTTGTTATAGACAAGCTGATACCAGCCGTGTTGCAAAACGTACTGACCGGCCCAACGCCACAAGAATTGAGCCAAGATGGAAAGAGGTGGGATATTCAAAATCAGTTGGTATTGCACTCCGCTCGGGAGGGTGCCGCCTGTATGCCACGCATAGTTGATTCCGGTGTGGGCGGCAAGCGCACCGAAGATACTGACGATCCGTTTCGTCCAGACCTGTCCTTCATTTTGGAGCCACGGGAACCACTTGGCATTTTTGAGGACTTGGATGATCCAAACGACAAGTGCCGCCGACGTGAAGTGAGAGAAGAGTACGGACGCTGATGGGTCCACTAATACCTCCTACGAACCAACTGTCCACTATTAGACAGACCGAGTTTCGGCTTCTGAACTACCCTTCTCGCTATGCTCCACTGCGGCAATCTCTGCTCGCTCTGCTCTCATCTAATTGATCTGCACGATGACGAGGGCTGTACGCTCACCGGTTGCGCGTGCGGCGTACCCGGAATCCAAGAAACCTCACTCTTCAGACTCCTCGGAGGCGCATATGAACGAATCGGCACCATTACACCTGATCTGTATTGTGATCGCGCTGGTGCTATTCGGGTTCGCGGGTTTCGGCTGGCCCGCCCCGGTAGAACCGTACCGGGTTAAACTCATTGGGGCTGGCTTGTTCTTCATGGTTTTAGCTACCTTCTTCCACTAATCCCAGGAATCGTCTCGCAAAAGGTCCGCAAATCGTTTCACCTCGCCAGGATTTTCAGCGTGAGTGTCGATCAATGCGGACAGGATTTGTTTATTTCTTCTCTCTTGTTTTGTATCATTCTTTCGCACTGCTGCACCGAGATTATTGATGTCCTGTTTCGTCTTCGCCAACTCCGCTCGGGTCGTTGTGACTTCGACGGCCATCATCCAAATCTTGCCTATACCGAAACTGACAAGTGCGAACGCCAGACTTAGCAAGCCGATCAAGGTCGGCGTCACTCCTCCTCCTTCGGAGTTTTCATCTTGATCCCGAAGCTCTTCTCCATTCGGGCGGCGCTTTCCTTATAAATGTCGAGCATGTCCTGGTAGCGCCGTTCGGCCACGGCCATATTCATTTCGTACATGGTTTCGAGGAGCCAGGAATAGTGCGAGCAGCAGAGTTGCAGTTTCTTCCACGTATGCGTCGGGGCCAAATCGCATTCCCGCACGTAGCACTTATTGGCCCAAGACATAATGAGATTCTATCCACTTGATTGTTTACATCAATAAAAATACCTCAGCACAAGTGCGTTTTTGTTCACCGCCATTACGGTGCCCTTACAGGTCAGATTCATATTGATCGTCCCGCCGATGATGATTGGCGCATTCGTCGGCGTAGGCGCATTCCCTACAAGCGACACCGCCCCAACAGGCCATGCGCCGCTCGCGGGCCTCGGGATTCCGTTGATGTCATTCTGTAAGGGTGCAAGGTTCCCGGACGCGCTACTGCTCAGATTCACCCCAACACCCAATAGTCCAGAGCCGATATTTGGAGCACCGGTAGAGCTATTCACGCCCAAACTGCTAAGTTTCCCTCCGTGCGTATCCCCGCTACACGAAGATTGCCATGCCGCGAAGTTGGCATCCCCCGTCGCGCCGCATTGCCAAGGGGAGTTGCCAGACATGCCGATTGCGCCATAGAAATTGTAATCGAGCGTCGTAAAGGTTGCTGACGATCCGGTCACGACGTACTGCCCGTAGTTCTCTATGGCGTTATTCTCGGCAGTGATGCTCGTCCCGTAGAGGTCAATTGCCTCGACGTTGCTGCTCGTCGTTGCACAGCCGAGGAAAGTGTTATTGGCAAGAAGCACGAAGCCTGCCCCGGAGTTCTGCGTCCGCGTCGAAATCGCCGGATTGGAGTTCAAACACTGCTGGATGACCACGTTGTTGAACACATAGGCGTTCGCGGGCGGGGCGGTTTCGATGAACAGGAAATTCGAAGTGGTACAGCAAGTGCCCCAGTTGCCGTCCGAGCGATTGTTGTAGATATAGAGGTCCGTCATATCGCTCGCCGTGTTCATGTAGCTGTGGATGCAATTGTGATGGTAGGTGTCGGAGACCCCTGTGTCCCAATTCGAGGCGTCGTGGCAGTGATTCCCATAAAAAAACATGGTTCGGGTGCCCGTGCCGCTGTTCTCCAGCGCCCAATTGTTGTGCCAGAACTCATTATTGAAGACCTTCACCGTTGCCGAGGTGAATTTCTCCATCGAGAGCGCGTTCCCGGTGTCATGGATATTGTTGTCGTGAATGGAGAGCGTCCCGGTGCAGGCGGAGAGCGCCGAGGAGCACTGGTAGACGAAGTTGCCACTGTCGGCATTCGCCGTCGTATCCGAGGCAGAGGTGTGCTGGTACAGGTTTCGGATGATGAGATTACGAATCTCGATGGTCCCCGTACAGGGATTACACCCGTAAAACGCCTGTGTTTGTGTGTTCTGATTCGCCAGAGCCGAACCGTTTGCCGTAGCTTCTACGATGCCCGCCTGCCCCGTGGCGTAGCCGGTGGGGTGGGCCGCTTCAACAGACGCACAGGCCGTGCTAGGTCCGCACGCGACCTGCCCGTCGAACAGCACGTAACTCTCGCTGTTCATATTAATAATCTGGCCGAAGGTGAGTGAAACTCTCGCTCCGGTGTCCCAATTGAAAACAATGGGATTGCCGTTCGATCCCGCGCCGTCGATGGTGAATCCCGAGGTGATCGTCCCGCACAGCCAGTTAATGTCTCCCGCTGACTGTGCCGTTGTGCTGAGGGTAGCCACGGAAATTGCGGTTTGCCCATTGCAATTCGTTCCGCCACTAAATGAGCCGCCTGCCTGCGACACGTACCGAGTCGTAGCCATCACAGGCACAGCAAGCAGCATTAAAAATGGAACGAGCCAGCGCATTTTAAGAAGCCGTCCAAGTTCCCACATGGTAGGTAATCACGTATTTAGTCGTATCTCTTCCCTCAATGCACACACTGTCCGTCGCTGCGCCGCCCGAGGATAGAGTGCCCGTACCCGCCGTGCCGTACGCCGTATTCGCCTGATTGCCATACGCCCCGCTACCGCCGAGTGCGCCAAGCGTGATGACTCCCGTCGTGTTCACATCGTTCTGGATGCAAAACTTCACTCCGGCAGTCGGAAGGGGAGGCGTAACCGTGCAGGAAGCTGTGCAGATGAAATAGCCGTTCGGCGCGACGAACACGTTGCCGGTACCCGATCCGACCGTGAGGGGAACCGCCGTCACTTGGGCGAGGCAGATGAACGAGCCGTTATTCAGGGAGGCTTTTATGCAATGGGCGGTCGAATCGCCGTAGACGACATCCGTACCGGCTCCGGCTGATGGGGCGGTCGTTTCCGAATAAACCGTATCCGTACCTACTGAAACGGAGGCCGTTGACGTAATTGACGGGGAAGTCAAATTGCCACTTTTATCGAAATGACTGACAATCCCTGTCGAGTTATTTATGTCTAATAGGTCGGCGGTTTCACCCACAGTAAGCTGCGCAATTGTGAAAGGGACTCCCGTGAGATTGGGTGGCGAGGGACCAATTTCAGCCGTTGAGCCTCCGTTTGTTCCGAGATCGAAATATAGACAGCCGTAGTTTCCATCCCCTCCAGCATTCCCTCCACAGAGTCCGCCGATTCCCGCATTACTCATTTGCGCTTCAAGGGTTGCGGCGTTCTGCCGATTAATCACGATCCAAGCAAGATTCGATGCAGAATCACTATCGGTCTCAAACTCAAATAAACTAGTGTTCGAGCCACCTATGAAAGCGCCAGAGCCAAATCCCCGGACACCAAATGGAGCCGTAATCGACCCTGAACCACCATTATGAAGATCGACTACGGGCACTGTTAGGGAAGTCGAGAATGAACCGATGGAAAATGGCGTGACATTGTTCGCCGTAGCCGTAAATGCCATCGCTCCGGTTGCTAAATTTACAGAAGTACCGGGGATTCCGCCGAATGTTCCTGAGTTGTTGTACTGAATCTGGCCGCTCGAACCTCCAGGGTTCGTTGTGACGGGAGCCGGGGGCAAAAGGACCGCATAGGCGCTGATCGCAGCCGATTCATTGACAGAAGTGCCGGTCACGGTCGTAATTGACCCGGTAATGAAGCTCGTTACGCCGTCCTTGTACGTGATATGCCACTGATATCCGCATCCCGAAGGAGCGATTAGATTTACGTCATAAACGACCTGAGTGAAGGTACCCGTCCCATCGAATCCAACAATCGAAAAGGTCCGTGGCATGGAATAGCCGTTGTAGGTGGGTGCCTGATTTCCGGGGCAAACAAGCGCCGCATAACCGGTTGAAAATGCATACGGGGTGCTATTTGGGTCGGTAACGGTCGCCGTCACGGTCGTCTGCTGCGCTCGGCAGGACACTCCAAAGATCAATAACGCGATAAAAGCGATTCCAATTCGACGCATGGAAACTCCTAGTGAAAAATAATCCCCTCTACGGTTCGCCAAGCGTGGGAGGCTCTGGCGTCGGTTCGATGAATGGAGGCACCGCATTGTATGGTCCTCTCGGTCGAGGCGTTTCTGGTAAGTGGCTCATATTGGGACGCTGAACAAGCAAGCCACTACGGTCGAGAGTGATGTCGATTTGCGCCTCTCGGAATGGAATGTCGAGGAACCGCTTCCGCGCAGTCTTTTTTGTTATCCCACTGGCATTACTGTGGTCCACGTCTATTGTGGCTCGTTCGGCGCTTACCGCAATCAGTGCGACAAACCTTCCCATTTCGTCAACATCAGCGCGGCAGATTGGATTTGCGATTCCGCCACGAGTCTTGAGGCAGCCGTCAACGAGGCCGATATTGCGCCCCATATGCCCCGTCCACTTTTGAATCTGCGAAATTTCATCCTCGACGCCGGGATATTTCGAGAACTTGTTGAGCGAGGCTACTTTCGTGGAGAGAGACTTGTTCATCACAACAGCGCGATCAATCGACGGCCTCGACGCGCAGCCGACACAGAACAAGCAAATGATGATTCCGATTCGGCTCATGGATTCCAGCACTCGATTTGAACGAAGAGTGTATTTCCGGCCACAGGTAGGCTGTTGTAAGTAAAGGTGACTCCGGTGGCTGAGAGGGCGCTGGGCGTGAAAGGTGCGGCTACTGCAACCTGCGTTCCGCCCACCTGCGAGGCATAGCATCCCGCCGGAGTCGTCCAGAAAGGCGTTGGAAACGTGTAGGTGATCGTTGGACTTGCGCCCTGGCCTGTACCGGACGCGGTGATTGTTCCTGTTACGTATTGGGTTCCTCCAGTGAGCGATGTCCACGCCGCTGTCGTGCCCCAACCACCGCTAAGTACAAGTTTCGCGGCAGTGATGGAGGTGCCAGTGATCGAACATGATCCGAACACGCCGCCTGTGAACACATCGGCATTCGTTCCGGCAGCATAGGTATTCGCGCAGGAATCAAGGACCGCGTTCCCTGCTGACATCTGAAATCCGTTGTTATTCGCGCCTGTAGCGACCAGCTTCGATCCGTATAGACTAATCGAAGACCCAGACCCCGCGCCCATCTGGATTAGATGGCTCCCTGCCCCATTGGTGGATGTCGTAGTAATTACGTCGCCAGAAAATACAAGGTTGGTTACTCCAGCGCCATTTGCGAGGATAGCGAAAACGTTTGTCTGGGGATTCTGCGTGAAAATGCTGTCACCGGAAAACGACGCGATGTAAGGACTCCCATTGGCAAATTCAAGATCTGCACCGCCTGTAGATTCCATGCCACCATAGAAGCCTCCACTTGATGCGAATTGGCCGCCCCCAGTTAGGTTCAGGCAAGCTACAGGACAACCGAAACATCCCACTGAACTAAATCCGACAATGGTCCCACCAATTCCGGCATTCGTCTGAATTCGACATTCCGTCTGCCCACCCTGCTGAACCGTAACCATCGAAACATCAGAGTCGCAGCTACCTTCAATATTGAAGCCGACGCTGGAAGTGGACTGGCTAAGCCACTGCGAAATTCTCATGTTTCGGGCTGTTGATCCGGCGCAAGGAGCGGACGTGTAAAACGTGTTGCTGCCATTCAGATCGAAGATATTGACGGCATGCGTGGTGGTCGGCAGGCTGACTCCCATGCCCCAGATCGAGAAGTCATGGGCCACGAGATCGCCAACTCCCCCGAAACAGGAGCTACCGGACGTGCCGGAGGTTCCACCTCCCGTGCATGATGCAAAATTAAAATCCAGTGTGGGAATAACGACGGAGCCGAGCATTCCAAGGCCCATCAGTTCCGGCCCGGCTTGATTAGAGTCTATCCCTGATTCACAAGCCGCCGATGCGGACCCACTTCCGAGGCCGCCATTCTTTACATAAATTGGCACATTGGGAAGCACGAGCGTCTTGCACTGCGTTACTCCTACCCATGCCGCTGTCTGGGCAAGTGCGAGTGCTGGATCGTCCGGCTGCGTGTACCATCCAAAGGCACAGACAAGCCCGGTCACTGGAGTGCAGGATGTGCTGCAAGCATCACCTAGGGTGACTTGCGTTGAACTTATGAGCGCGGCGATTGTCGTCGGAGTCGTTACGGCTGAATGGAAACAGATAACCGTCCCCGATGGAGACGCGGGAGCTGATGCGATGTAGGTTGTTCCCATCCCCGATTTCCCTACATCAGTGATGATGAAATTGGCACTCGGGCACGTCATTGTGGTCGATGCGGCAATCGTGCAATCAAGTTCGTACTTACCATCAAATTTCCCGCCGTACTCCGGCGATCCGGCATAGATGGTATTGAATCCGCCGTTGTCGCGGATGCAATCGACGAGCGTATTTGTGGCAGATGCACACAATAGTTGATGCGTTGTAGTGTTAAAGAACGTCTGTCCCGCAGTAGATGTACCTGGGTTTGTGGTGACGTAATTGATTCCTGTTCCATTGCCCCCACCTCCACCGCCAGCCCGAGCAGAGGCGATGGAGTAGATAATCGAAACCGTCGAAGTCCCACCAACGAGCGTGGACATCCGAATGCGGACGTTCGTGTAGGCAGCAATGTTCGCCTGCCATGTGCCGGTGGATGTGGTTGATGTTGCGGCGGTCGTGCTATTGGACGGCGTGGCATTCAGTGCAACCCAAGTCGTCCCGCCGTCCCCGGAAGCTTCAAACTGAAGCGTGTTTCCGGAGGCATTGGTTGTTACGGTGATCGTGACGCCGCCCGCTTGTGGATCGACGGACGTAATGAGGCAACTAGTTCCCGTCGTCGTGCAAGTGGCTGCCGCAGCACTCAGGGATTGCTTCTGTTGCGCCCGAGCTAGGCTCGAAACGCATAGAATTAGAACCGCTATCTGTAGTATTTTCTTCATCTACCTCCTCCCGGAACGTCGTTTCAATCGCTTTACTTCCTTCGAAGACCCGTTCTGTGAGCCGGAAATCTTTTTGCTACCCCACATTCAGTGCCTCCCGCTTTTCCGGTGATGGCGACGAGCCGAAATTCTCTTCATGTTTTGTGCGAATGTGGCTCTTTTGGCCTGCAATCCACCTTCAGCCTTGCCCTCGGCAATCTTCGATGGAGTCGCCTTCCCGAAAGCTCCCTCGGTCCCCTTTTCAGCCATTTTGTCGTCGGCCTTCTGAATCCACTTCTTGTCCTTCTTTTTTCGGGCCATTTTCGAATCTCCTCTTATTTCTTCGCTCCAGCAATCCATTCCCGAAGGGCAGGATGGGACAAAAGTTCAGCAATCAACTTCTGAGCCGCAAGCCGAGGCCAGTAATACGGAATCACGGCCTGGTAGGGTCGGAGCGTGCCCCAAGTCTTCGGCATCTTTTCTAGCGCCTGAAGCTTTTCCCTCGTAATATCGAGCGGCTCGGTGGTCGATGGTCGCTCCGAAATATTGATTGGTTCCGGTTCCCGAGGGAAACTTGGTGGTCGCAATCGACCAGGGATCGAAGGAGCAACGGAAGGCAGTTCCCGGACCTGTTTCATCAGTGAGCGCAGCCTTCCGGCCATACCGGTTACGTTCGGGTTGAATCGAGCGTACCGACCAAGCGCGTCGATGATATTTGCGCCTTTACTCCCGGTAATCAGGTTCAATCGGCCATCTGATGTCGCTGCATTCTTCAATTGAGAGAGAGGACCATCGGAATCGTAGAAATCGCCCATGTACTGTGCCCAGTCGGACTTTAATCGCTCATAGGTCGGGACTTGATCCTTCGGCATGGACGCTTTTATCTGCCTATCCGCAGCGTCCTGGACCGATTTAAGCGCCCTTCGTACATCCCCAGGGAGTGACCGGCTCTTGGCGATCTTCTCCCCAATTTCGGTGTAATAGCCCCTAGCATCCTCGAAGGGGATTTGGACATCCGGCTTGGCAATTGGACCACTGCCGCCCCGTTCCTCGAATTGTCCCTCGTCTCCGAGTTGCTGGATCAGCCGAGCGCGGCCTTCTTCCGTTAAGTTCTTGCTTTTCAATACATCTTCGAGTGCTCCACCTGTTTTCCTGAAAACCGTTGCTTTTTCGAGGGTTGGATCAACCCCTTCCCGAAGGATATTCCTGAAAATGGCAATATTCTCCGGCGATCCCTGAAGGATATTGGTTTCCGCATCGACGACTGCCTGTTGGACCGGAGTCCAATTCAGAACGACTTCGCCAAGCGCCTGCCGGAACGCCGTCCACCGGTTATTCTGCGCCGTTCTAACGTCCTTATCGAGCGTTGGAACGTCCTGTGTGGCAAGTTTGTCAGCCATTCCTGCCATCCGTTGATAAACAGGGCCAGAGCGCGGCTGTGTCGTTAGTGATTTTCTCTTTGTTTCGGCTCCCGTCTGCTTGGTTGAGGCTTCGATCTTCTTGGCTTCGTTTGCCGCTATTTTACGAGCGTAATCTTCCCGAGCCTGCTCGATTTTGGTTCGATAGGCGGCTTCGTGTTCGGCAGTCTTCTCTCCAGCCTGCTGAATCTTCTGCTCGTAGTCACGGTTGATCGTGTCAATGGCGTCTTGGTGCTCTTTTCTGGCCCGCTCCTCGAAGTTCTCCCCTACGTCAAGGAGGCCAGCAACCGGCTTACGAGCCATTTCGCTAAGAGCGTTGGGAGTTAAGTGTTCAGCCAACGCCGGAGCACTGGCCCCAAGTCCAGTTGCCGTCAGTCCGGCCCCGATTGAACTCCCTACACCACCGGCAATGTCGCCCTTCCCCATCTGTTCCATCGCCCCAACGGTCATGGGACCGGCATATGGGACACCCGAAAGCGCGTATTCCGTGCCACCGGCAACCTTGTTCATAATTCCAGGCTGTTTCATCCTCGATAGACCAGTCGAGGCAGCATTCGTGCTTGCCGGAATGGGGTTTAGGCCAGAAATAGCCTGCTTGAGCGCCGTGATGTAGTTACCCAGGTCTCCCGAACCGGCATAGAACCCCTTGCTCGTAGGATCAATGTTTGTTCCCTCGGGGATACCGGCAGTTGAAGTAATGAGTCGATTGACGGCAGATGGTTGCGTGTACGGCTTGGCCCCAAACTTCTGCGTCATGGCAGGGACCTGCGACCTCGGGACGTTGTATTTCTTCCCATCCGGCGTGACCATCAAAAGAATGTCATCGTTCGGCATTATTGCGCTTGCGTCACTCCTGGAAGATCAGTTGGACTGCCCTGCGTGCCTGCCGGTGCCCCAATGGGTCTCAAGAGCCAAGCGGGGACTGGCATCCCGGCGTCCTTTAGCTTCTGGATCGCATCTACCCGCTTCCCCTCGGCGTCTATCTGTGCATCATCGACCCCTGGTTGGAAGAGTTTGGCATTCCCCCAAGTGAAGGGGTTATAGAGACGTGAAGCCGCCGACACTTTCGACTGGTTGTCGGAGGCAGACCGGTATTTCGTGAATGCGTTAATGAACTCAGAAACGGCGGTATTCGCGTCTTTCTCTGCTGTGGCAGCATCAACCTGCTTCTGCCTAAATTCCTCGCTCTTGTTCATTCGATCTAGAACCTGCTGGCTACGTCGCTCCTCGTCATTCGCCTTCCGTTGATCGACTGTGTTTTGGGCGCTCACCTGAGAGGCGACAAGTTGCTGAATGTCGGGCGGCAGATTCGGATTGACGTTCCCTTTCGCGTCGTAGATCGGATATTCGGTTCCATTGCCGAACGCATCGAAAACCGCAACCGTACCCTTGTTTACGTCCACAACCGGAGGCTTCTGCTTTTGCGCTTTCACGGCGCTCGGAACGAATTGGAGCCACTTATCGAGCACCTTCGATGGATCGACTCCCATTTGCAATTCGCCCATCAGTTGATCGGCATAAAACTGATCCTGTGGAGACAGGGATTGCCGACCGTTCAAAATCTGCCTTCCGACCGCATCCGGAGTGATGTAGGACGGAATAAGCGGATTGATCTTCGGAGTGCCAGTATTCTGGTCATACGTAATCGCTCCAAGACCCCCTCCCGGCATACTCGCGGTCCCCTCGTAGGTGGGTTGCTGCAACTTCTTCAATTGTTCTTGGAGTAGTTGCAATTGCAAAGGTGCTTGCACATCTTGGATTTTCTGCCGAGCCTGCTCCATCGCTAGGTTTTGCAGACGAGTCTTCCAGTCTAAATTTAGGTCATACGCCTGACCGGTCTGCGCCCCAAAGTCGCCCAAGCCTCTGCCTATCCATCCAATAAGGCACCGCCTATGATAAAGAGGCTGCGAAGGCATACGACTGCGCAGCCAAGGAGAGATGGGGAGAATTCGCGTGTTTGAATTTCCCAACTCACGAAGGAATCCCAAATGGGTCTTGATTTTGTGTGTCTCCAAATATCGGAGGCGTTCCAAGCTGATCGAGAGTTGGACCTTGGTTGAAATCGAGCACCGGCTGCGTTGATGGCGCATTTCCGGCTCCCGATCCAACTCCGCTTTTCATCAACATTGCGATCAAGGGACTCATATTCGTATTCGCCGGAAGTGAACGCAGCACGTCAAGTGGAATGCCGAGTTTCTGTAGTACTAGTTGTAATGCTGTTTGTTGATTGGCAGCCTCATAAGGAGCAAGCCCCTGTGACACAGCCTGAGCCGTGAGTCCCGGAGCCTGCGAAAGACCCATTTCTGCTTGGTTCGCATTGACATTACCGGTAACGGCCTGTACGAGACTTGCATTGAGCGGTTGCGTGGCTCCGGTGACGAGCGACCCGAGTTGCGCGGGCGTCAGTTTGGCGTTCGCTTCGGCCTGTTTCTCGGCTGCGGCCCGTTGCGCTTCGAGAGACAGATTCCCGGCGAGACCGGCTCCCGTAGCTCCGAGACCGGCGATCTTGGAAATGGTACTGAAAGCCGGACTTGAGAACCAACTTCCGATTTGCCCTAGTAATTCACTCATCTTCCCGCCTTTTACTGTATTTCGAAGTCCGAAAGCTGAAGCGGACTCCCCCGCACTACCGAGTTCGTCGCTTGACTATTCGCCGGAGTGAAACTCTGCTGTCCCGTTGCTGATGCACCAGCCGCATTCGCTCCCGGCTCGCCTAAAACTCCTGCTAAAATCTGTGAAATGAGTGAGGAGTATTCCGGACTTGCAAGCCCGGAAGTTGAACTAATCACATTTGGCTCTTGTTGTGCTACTGCTGCACGCTGCTCTAATAGCTGCTGTGCATTCGGAGGCGTAGGGGCTGGCGCGGCAGGAGCCGCTGGCGATCCGGCGTTTTCAACAGCACTCGCAATCCCCAAGCCAGTACCCGCTAGACTTCCTACGCCTGCCAAGAGTGGCAATAGACCAGCTAAAAATGGCATCTAGAACCTCGCTGCCTTTTCGATTGATCCGACGAGTCCGACTTGCAACATCGGAACCTGCATTCCTCCCGCTTTATGGCAAATCGGGATGAACTTGCGCTCAACTTCGAGGCTCGGATCAATAAACGTGAAATATCCTCGAAGTCCCTTCTTTTCACAGTCCTGCACGAAATGCCGAAACAATAGATGGACCGTCTTACTCGGGGCATCCCTCTCGACACAAACCCGCACAATGAACACCAGACCATGACACGGAGCGCCGAGCATGATTCCGATGATCTTTCCGTACTGCTCGGCAATCCATACGAATTCGTTCATCACCGGCATAGACTCGTAGCCGGTACCAAGATGCTGCGGCATCGCTTCTTCGGGACGTAATGTGCGAATCGAGATCAAGCTGCCACCCACCCCCCCCCCCTACACCGCAGAAACAGGTACACCAAAAGGACGAGCTTCAACCGCCCAATCTATTCCATCGAGTGTTACATCGACATTGCCGCTGATAATTGCGTCGAATCGGACTCCGGTCAGACCCACATCGGCGAACAGGTCAAAGTCTCCATTCCCCGGTATCGTGTAATTCACCGCCGTTTGCGCTACCGCCGATCTCCGAGGCTGGACTGTAATGACCCCCGAACTTCCAGTGTTTGTTCCCCGAACCATCAATTTCCGTACCCAAATCCGCTGGCTTGAAGCCTGTGAAGCGATGGTAATGCTTCGAAGTGACCACACGACCGGTGTTTGCGACGCCCCGCCGCCCGTATACCATTGGTTATCGCCTGCCTGCCAGCGTTGCAGTGCTCCATCGTTGAATCCACCGATGATCGTCAATGGATTCGAAGTGACCGGCTGCACCTGAGCCATCGAACCAATCGGGAACGGCAAATCAACTGGCGCAGCCCAACACTTTAGGATCAAATCGTACAGCATCATCCGGGTCAGCTTGCCGCCGCTATTCCCAATCGGTATCGCAACTGCATACATCGGTGGATTCGAAGTTTGAGACCCCCAAGCTAGAGGCATGTAGTTCGCATCGGCTACTACAATGTCTTCCTCATCGAAATCGTTCACCGGAAACAGATAGGGCCGAATCTGTTCACTGATAACCTGATCTCGCCAGCCATCGAATACCGAGAATCCAAGGTGCGTGTAACGAGTCAGACCGTAACCGGCTACGAACTGAATCGTTCGGGGAGCAAGGCAGCCCATATCCGAGGATACGGGCTGAATCTGGAAGTTGTTCGCTCCAAATACGCCGATGATCTGGTACGGAACGCGGTATTTGAAGGCAATGAGCGACCCTTCGGGGGGAATGCCCTGGGCCGTGATGGTAAACTTCCCAAGCCCCATTCCTTCTGCGCCATCGTCCTTGTCGAGAAACGCCTGATTGACCGGATTCCAACCAAAAGGATTGTTCGTGTTCGCCATTCGGAGGGCAGTCGGACCATCCAGTCCATTCGTCGTGTTTACGGGCCAAGTGTTGAACGCCCATAGCGAACCAGCATAGATTTCGATATGTCCGGCACCTGGGGGTGGAGGAGCAGTCGAGTTCAAAAGCCCACTGACCGTCCAGATGATATTGTTGTCCTTAAATTGCTCCCCCGTAACAGGTTGTGGAGAATTCCATCCAGGCTCCGATCCGCCCGAGGTCCCTGCCTGTGTGCAGGTAACATAAATCGCGTTCCCGGGCTGCGTAGCCGGAACGATGATGTCACCTACCGCATACGCCGTGGATGCAACCCATGCCGGATAAGCCGGGGTGAAACTCGTATTCGTCACGATAGGAGTCGTCGAAATGGTCCATGTGCCCGTCGATGCTCCGCCCGATGCGCTTGTATTCCTGACAGTGAATGTATGAGCCGTCACCGCAATGACCACAAAGGTTCCGTTATAGGTCGAATCGCTCGCATTGGAGATGACCACATTCGATCCAACGGGCATGAACCCGGCTGCAAACGGGTTCGTCGCGCTCAACGTAGCCGAAGTCGTGACCGTAACTTCATCTTGCGTAACTGCTACCGATGTAATAGCCCCGGTCGGAGCCGAATTGACGGTACTTCCAGTCGAATCCCAAAATACCTGTATCGGGAACCCGTTGCCCATTGCCATACAGACACGGTTTGTGAACTGTTTCATCTGCGGTAGCGCCCCGACCAGTCCAATGACACCGCCCGAAGGGGTAGAATTGCCTTGTCCCGAAATTCCTTGTCCCGTGGTGCCCTGTCCACCCGTACCACCGGTAGGAACTTGTCCGAGTGATCCAAGAGAAGCCGGGAAGAACGCCACAATATTAGAATTCGTATAGCTTATAGGTGTTAGACCAGAGGGCATTTCATAGAGCACAGTTTGTTGCGTCGTATCCGAAAGTGGCGGAGCCGATGAAAATGTGGCTGTCCCGCCCGTCCCCACCGCGCCATGCGCCAAGGTCGCCCATGTTGGAATAATACCCAAAAGGGTCACACTTGTACTTGATACGCCGGTTGCCTGTGTGACAAAAGGAGTCCCGTTAAAAGTGCTCGGACTGACTCCGGTAACGACAACCGATTGTGTGTTTTGCGCAAGGACTGGTGTTGTGAGCACCATTGTTGC